GGGGATGTACCGGTATATTGATTACGAGAGCTTCAGGGCTTCAATGAATAAAAGATGAGACTTTTCAACACAAATTCTGTTGATAACGGTGGCAGGGCAAATTTCAGAACCTTTCTCAAACCCTCAGAAACAGCCATCGCGGGTGGGGCGATATACCCCTTGCTAAGCCATTTTAATAATATATTATTGCAAATAATCTCGATAACTATTCTACAGTTGTTTCGCTGATCCTTCGCGTATTATTGCCATGACCATTTATTCACCAGGCATTAATGCGCAATGAAAAGATAAACAATCGTCCGTCAATCAGGACAGCATTCAAGGCTGCAGTCAGATCGTTCTTCAATGTTTACACGATGCCGACTTCAGACTATAAGTTCATGGATGCCATCAAGTCTGAGTCAGGTGTGACGGTCACCGCAGACTCAGCTCTCAAACTCAGTGCGGTGTACGCATGTGTGCGCATCCTCTCAGAGATCCCGGCATCACTTCCTATAGGCGTTACTACCAGGGATAAGTCAGGCAAGATCATTGATCTGTCTGACGGTCCTATTTACCAGCTCCTGCATGAGCCGAACGGCTACATGAATAACTTCTCTTTCACGGAGCTGATGAATGCCAATATGCAGCTGAAGGGCAACGCCGTGGCTGTCATCATCCGTAACGGCAACGGGTATCCTATCAAGCTTATCCCGGTATCATGGGAGTCAACAGAGGTCAAGCTCTACAAGGGCGATGTGTATTATATCATTGATGACCGGGTGATTGAGATGAAGGGGACCTTCCACTCTACGGATGTGATCCATTACAAGATGCTCTCGAGGAACGGGATCGTGGGGATCTCTCCCCTGGATAAGGCAAGGGAAGCAATAGGACTGGGACTGGCTGCTGAGAACTACGGGGCAAGGTTCTTCGGGAAGGGTGGCAACTACAAGGCTGTGATGGAGACAGACAAACAGCTGGATGACCCGGAGTGGAAAAAGTTTAACAAGAGAATCAACTCATACACTGACCATGATATCCCACTGCTCGAGTACGGGATTAAGTATAAGGACATCGGGATCTCGCCGGAACAGGCTCAGTTTGTTTCATCGCGGACATTCCAGCTCCAGGATATTGCCAGGTTCTTCAACGTACCGCCTCACATCATCGGGGATCTGAGCCGGGCAACCTTCTCAAACATCGAGCACCAGGATATCCAGTTTGTAAAGTATTCACTGCGGTCACTGCTGAAACGCCAGGAGGTTGAACTTGAAACAAAGCTTGCTCCGATGGATGGCACGGAGAAGCCGGATATCAAGTATATACTTGACGGCATGCTCAGGGGTGATACTAAAACCCGTGCTGCATACTACCAGGCTCTTGTGCCGCTGGGTATTATTACCCGTAACGAGGCAAGGGAGGAAGAGAACAGATCTCCGCTCCCGGGACTGGATGAGCCTCTCAATCCTGCAAACATAACAGGCAAGGGTGCGGAAATGAAACCGCCGGCTAAGCCTGATGAAGATATCAAACCAAAATCTGACGAAGATGCCGAAGAATAAGAAACTACGATTTGGCGAGGTGAGGGAGATACCGGCTGACGCTGCTGAGAGCAGACGTATTCCGTTTGTCCTCTCCACTCCTACCAGGGACCGGTACGGCACCGTGCTGAACCAGGACAACTGGGATCTGACCAACTACCGCAAAAACCCGATAGTGGGATACATGCATAACCTGTACGGGGATATGTGCAACGGTCCTGATCCTGACCAGATCATAGGCAGGGATACTGCCATTGAGGTGGTTGAATGGAACGGTGGCAGGGCGCTGCTTGGCACTCCTGAGTTTGAGCCTGCTGAGATCAACCCGCTTGCCGAGAAGATCTTCCGCAAAATACTGTTCGGCAGCATGAGCACTACAAGTGTGGGATTCCTGGAGAAGGGCGAGGGGCTGAACAAAGAGGAGAAGAACGCTGAGGGTGCTGTTGAGAATACCTACTACTTCGGCGGGCAGGAGCTGCTGGAGTATTCGATTGTCAACATACCTGGGAACCCTGATGCTACAAAGCGGCAGCTGATGCGCATGAAGGCGCTGAGGGAACAGACCCTGGCTGCTCTGATGTATGCGTGGAGGGAGCTGGGTAACATCAAGCGGATCTCTGAGATTGAAGAGATGCGCGTGGTTGATGTGCTGGATCTGCTGAGGGCGAAGGACCTCGAGATTAGGGAGACTGATCCTGACAAGGTGCGGAAGATCCTGAGGGATGTGGATGCTGATGAGAGGATCGCATTTTTGAGAAAGAAAGAAATCGGCCTTTAGTGGCTAATTGTTTAAACCAAATTAATACAAACACAGAGATGAAAAAACGAAGTATTGAACTCAGACAGCAGAGGGCAAAGCTTCTCGAGGAACTTAAACCGTTAGCCGAGAAGCCGAGTCTCTCTGATGAAGAACGTTCCGCCTGGTCAGAGAAGCGTGCAAACCTGGTCAAGGTGGAGAATGATCTTACCACTGCGGTTGAGCAGGAAGAAGTCCTGGCAATGGAAGCTGCCTCTCGCGGAGAGGTACTCTCAGAGCAGGACAAGCGGGACATCCGCAGGTACTCACTCAGGAAGGCAATCCTGGCGAGGGCTGACGGAAGACAGCTGGATGGCATTGAACTTGAGATGCACCAGGAAGCAGAGAAGGAAAGTAAGGATCTCGGATTCGGAAGTCTCCGCGGTGTTGGTATGCCTTCAATGCTGAGGTATGCTCCGATGAAAAGAGCATCAACCGGACAGAACATTGTAACGGCTGCTGACGGCGGTAACCTGAAACAGGAAGAACCTCTTCTCTTTATTGAGGGTCTGCGGAATGCGCTTATGCTCCCGGGTATGGGTGCACGGTTCCTGACAGGACTGGTAGGTGACCTGCCTATATCAATCGGCGGAACCTTTACTGCATCATGGCTTGCCGAGGACGGTGAAGCCAGCGCAACGAAGATGACGTTCGGCAAGAAGACCATCGCCCCGAAACGCCTCCAGGCTGTAGGTGCTCTTACCTACCAGTTACTCAAACAGAGCAGCATAGATGTTGAAGCTATTGTTGAGAGAGAAATCATAGATGCTATTGCGCAGGCTCTGCAGAATGCAGCAATCAACGGATCTGGAGTCGCTCCTGAGCCTACCGGCATTCTTCAGACGGGAAGCATTGGTTCCGTGGTTGGTGGTGCAACCGGACTTGCTCCTACCTGGGCACATATGATTGCACTTGAAACTGAAGTAGCTCAGGACAATGCTCTCTTTAATCCTCAGTATGCAGGATATCTTAGTAATGCTAAGGTCAGGGGTAAGCTGAAAGGAACATTCAAAAACGGAACCTACGGTGAGAATCCTGTATGGGAGAAGGGTGCAGGTGCAGGCATGGGCGAGATTAACGGATATCCCGCATACATGACAAACGCTGTTCCTTCAAACCTTACGAAGAGCAGCTCATCTGGTGTATGCTCAGCCATAATCTTTGGCGTGTGGAATCAGCTGATCATCGGTCAGTGGGGTGGTTACGATATCATTGTTGACCCATATACACTTTCTGACAAGGGTGAAGTGAAGGTCACTATGATTGGTCACCATGACATTGGCGTAGGACATCCCCAGAGCTTCGCTGCAATGGTTGATGCTCTTACAACTTAGGGGCCTTTCCATTCAATAGTTTTTAGTCAGTAGCAAGGGGCGGTGCGCCGCACAGTCAGTGTTCCGCCCCTTTTAACAAAACTTGAAAGAGATGGCAAGGGTAAATGTTAAATGGCGTAAGAAGCATCACATGTATGGCTACTTTGAAGGAGCCATAGGAACTGTTGACGCAGCAGCTGCCGCAGCTCTTTATCGTGACGGATATCTGATTATCCTTCCTGATGAAGCAGCGGAGGCTGGTGCAAACATCAATCCTCTCCCTGAAGATCTCCCTGGAAGGGAGATCCTGTACGAAGAGGGATTCACTACACTGGAGTCAATTAAGACTGCCGGGGAATCTCTCAAGCTGATCAAGGGCATCAAGCAGAAGATGTACTCCATGATCATGGCTTTCATTGAGGAGGCTGAGAAGAAATAAGACGGAGGCAGGCGATGACCAGGTATGTAACAAAAACTCCTCCGACTGGCTTGGCAGTGACACTTCAGTCATTGAAGGATAACCTTCAAATTGAGCATACCGAGAAGGATACCTATCTGACAGAGCTTCTTGAAGCAGCCATTGATTATGCCGAGACAAAGCTCGGCTGGTATATGGGAAGCCGTGTGATGGAGATGTACCGGGACAGTATCCCGGATGACAACATCCTGCACATCACCAGGGGACCGGTGGCAGCAACCGGGTTGAGTGTTGAATACATTGCCTTTGGCGAGACGGACTATACCGGACTGCCGACAACCGACTACCAGACTGACTTCCTTGACCGCAGCGCAAGGATCCTCTTTACGGAGGTGCCCTCATATAATACCGAGAGACTCTCGCCGATCAGAGTCACATACACGGCAGGGTACTCAGATACTGACCTCATACCGAAGAAGGTGAAGAGGGCTGTGATACTTATCGCAACGGAGATGTACCTGAACCCGGAGAATAGGATAGAGAACTTCGGGATGGGCAAAAGGATCTCGGCAGCGGATAGCCTTCTCCACTTTGATGTAAACGATCACATAGATGATTGACCTGAGGAATGCCATAGGGAAGATGGACCGCCGCATCAAGGTTAAATACCCGGTTGCGGCTTCCGGCATTGATGTCATTGATGAGTGGGGTCACCCGGATAAAGCTTTTGTAGACCTGTTCACATGCTGGGCAGCAAGAGAGAGTGCTACCGGATCAGGTAACCAGGAGCAGGCGACAGCCAACAGGATCATTTACCCGGGGTCATTTACTTATTACCTCCATTACCAGGGTACGGTGACACAGGCAATGCGAGTTGAGGATGAGACAGAGGATTACAACATACTGGCTGTTGAGCCACTTGATGGGAAGAAGTTCCTGGCGCTGACAGTTGAGAAAGTAATTGAGTAATGGCAGACGCGGTTAACATAAAGATCGAGGGCATGGAAAAGCTGAACAAGCTCTTCGATGCCTATGAGAAAGAGGCAACAACCGCTGTCATGGCATCGCTGCGTAAATCGGCTAAGGTTGTCCTGAGGGCACAGCAAGCAAGCCTGCCTGCCCCGGTCAAGAATATGAAGAGCGTATTTAAGGTTGTTTCAATTCGCAAACAACTGCTTGTCCTGGCTGGGGTATTCTCCAGGGGCAAGTGGTATATCAACAGTCGGGGTATTAAGTGGGATCCCTGGAGCCTGATCTACTGGCTAAACTATGGTACCTACTCAGGCAGGATGGCAGGGCATAGTTTTATAAGACCCCGTAAGAGGGGAACATCAGGAAGAGCAGGAGGCATTATCGGAACTGGCTTTATGGATGCAGCAACACAGAGAGCTCTTCCGCAGTCGCAGTCCGAATTTGAAAAGGATATCGAAGTAAGGCTTGATAAGATTTTAAAGAAGCACGCAGGATGATTACCCAGGCTATACAGGGCAAATGTAAAGCAGTAATGCCGCAAAGTTACACATCCTTTGGAGATGAGAACTTTAACGCACCTTACTGTGTGCACCGTGAGAACGCCACTCCTGAATACATGAAGGGTGTGATTGTTCAATGGATCTATGAGTGCGAGGTTGCGATCGTATGTGTTGACCCTGCGGATCTTGAGAGTAACGCAACCAGCATCCGTTCCGGCATTGAGGCTCTTGAGGGTACGGTGACCAATGGTACCACCATTCAGGATGTAACATACCTGGGTGACACTCCTGATTATGACCAGGAAGAAAAGTTATATGTGACTCTGCTGCGATTTCAGATAACTACGAAGAACAGATAGCCATGTCTACGAAGTTAGCTCAACATAATATATCAATCAGTATGAACGACAGAAAGCTCGCCGGTCTGACGGAGAACTCTTTGTTCATTAAGCCAAACTTTGAGGAAGTATTGCTGCATGCAACTGATGGTAAGTTATCTGATGAGCTGATTGATTTCAATGCAGAGATGAGCATGACCGGTCTGATGTATGTTAAGGAGGAATCAGAGGTTGCATCTCATTATGATTATGTTGATCTACGCCAGGCAGTAGCTCAGGGAGCGTCCGTATCGTTCCTGCATGGAGATATCAATACCAGGCTTAATGCTGTTTCGGGACAGGCGAAGATAGTAGAGTATTCGGAGACGGCTGGCTCTCAGAAGACAGCTGGATCATGGAGCCTAAAGATAAGAGCAGTCAAAAGTGCGGTATCTATAATTGTAACCTCTAAGTCAGGCGAAGCCGGGAGTTTCACGTTTGACAGTACTTTAATAACAATGGATAATACCATACTAACAATGGACGCAGAATGAAGAAGCTTATCGTTTTTATATTAATGCTGTTGAGTCTGAGTGCAACTGCTCAATATGATTCCATAAAGATCTCTACGCCAAATAGTGGATTGGGTGATTCCCCTCGCATAACCGGGAAAAAGATGAACGCTGTGATCACGCACCTGAATACAATCCAGATCTATAATATCAGCCAGCCGGAGATGGCTATCCTAAACGGTGCTCTTGCATCCACTGCTGAGATTAATCACCTGGTAGGAGTTTCAAGTGCTATACAGACACAGCTCAATGCCAGGGCCCCATTGGCATCACCTACGTTTACCGGGACGGTGGTGTTACCAGCTACGACAAGCATAGGCACGGTGAGTAATACCGAGATACTTGCCCTTGACGGGGTGACGGGTAATCTCAATTATTCAACAGAGAACTACGGTGCCACGGGCACGGGAGATATAGTGTTAAGCACGGGGGCGACATTGACTACCGTTAACATCACCGATGTAATTAAGCTAACGCCCACGGCATCGCCTCCTGCGGGAGCGACAGAGGGTATGATCTACGCTGACACGGATCATCACCTGTACTATTACAATGGGACAAGCTGGATTTCAATGACAGACTGATATGAGAAAGATACTTATACTGATACTGCTTGCCTGTAGCCTTGTTGCCGAGGCTGACAAGTGGTACATAGCTACCACCGGCAGCGACACACATGGTAAGGGCACGCTGGCAGACCCGTGGCTTACCCTTAAACACGCTGCCGACACTGTGTCGGGGGCGAACTTTGTAGGCGATACCATCGTGGTAGGGGCAGGGACATTTACCGAGACGGCGCAGATTGTAAAGGGATTGGGTGTTAGCATCTATGGGGCGGGGGTAACATCAATAATCAATAGCACTTACACCAGCGCCAGTAATCTACAGGGGTCAATTCAATGCGTCTCAGCCGACGGCACAACAACTAACGACAATAGCTCGATAAGTTATATCAAGCTCACCGGATCAAATCTGACGGCAGGACGTGGGATATTTGTAGGCTATCGTAATAATGTAGATATACACCACTGCACAATAGAGGATTTTACATACTACGGTATTTACTACTACGCATCACAAACGAGTTACCCGGACTTATTTATGACGGGTCATTCGGTACACGACTGCATTATAACCAACTGTTCAAACAGAGCAACGGGTTATCCGGGTAATGTGCGCTCACACGGGAGCGATGGATTGCTTATATATAACAACATCTTCGATAATAGAGAGAGGGCAGCGGGTAGTAATGGCAACTCAATCCAGACATGGCGCAATAAGAGGCTAAAGGTTTATAATAATACCTTCTACCGTAATGATTCTGAGATAGCCTCTAACGGCACCTACGGATGGAACTTCTTTATTGAGAATTGGGATTACCGGGGTGATTGCGAATATTATAACAACACCCATTATGGGCTTGCGAAGGTTGATATTGGTGGTGAGTTAAACAATGTGGATGCCGGTTGTACTTATGGATTTAAGGTTTACGGCAACGTCTTTTTAAATTCCGCTAATGCTCCCCGCAGCGTAAACGGCAACGAGGAGGATTATGTGTGCATAACCGTGGAAGGCGATGAGCATGACAGGGTCGAGGTGTATGATAATTATATGCAGCGGTATAATTGGGGCATCGCCCTCACTACCCCTTCATCCGGGACGGGCATCTGGCACCATCAATGGAATTGGGATAACATAAAGATTCATCATAATGTAATTGAGAATATTGGTTACTCTGATTTTGCCTCAAGTGCGATAGGTATCTGGTGGCTGAATGAAACTAACGACCCTGAATACGATGGAGTGTTTGACAGCATAGTGATAGCTCATAACACTATTACCGGGAATAACGGAGGTACATATCCTGGGTCATACGGTATACGCATGGATGCTAATGAGGTTGTAACCAACGTTACAATAGCCAATAATATCATTTACGGCTTTGCTTATAATGCAATAGCTATTGCTGAACACGCAACTGATACGTTAGTGATTACAGGTATTGATGTCATTCATAATCTCATGAATAACAATGGCACCAATGGGGTGTCAGTCGAAACGACTGCGGGGAGGATAACAATAACCGATTCCGATGTAGCAACAGGGAACATAACAACCGCCCCGGCATTTGTATCTACATCTGACCTCCACCTACAGTCAACCTCTCCCGCTATCAATGCGGGGATAGACGTATCAGCCACTACCGAAGGATTAGACTTCCACGGTGCCTCAATCTATGGTGCCGCTTATGACATAGGAGCCTTTGAGTACGGGGTGAACAGGATGATAAACATAGGAACAACGATACCGACAATCAATTACAAAATAGTATTAATAGATCACTAACATGGAACTCTACTTAGCAATCTTAGCAGGCGCAGTAATCAATCTGCTGTTCGGGCTGAACGATATCTTCGGCAAGCCTGAGTTTCAATGGGGCATCTTCTTCAGGCAGAACCTGATTCCCACTATCCTTAACCTGGTATGCGGCGCTGTATTGGTCTGGTTTAAGGATGAGATAGGAGCCATCTTTCCTCTCGGCGGACTGTCTGCTGTCTTCCTGGGGCTCGGTGGTCAGACGATCTTCAAAAAATTACAGAAGATGTTTGACAGAACTACGGACACTTACGTTGGCATGAATCAATAATCATAAATATTAATCTTAAATAACAGCGAGATGAGCACAAAAAAACAGGCATACAAGATCACCCTCAGGGTAGGGAGCAGGATCTTTGCAGGTATGACCGAGAACACGCTCTCGATCAAGCCCAACTTTGAGGAGATATACCTCAAGGAAAATGAGGGTGATGCGGTTGAGGAGTTTGTGGATTACGACACTGAGATGGGTGTTTCTGCCATGACCTATGAGAAGGAGACGGGGGAAGCAGCAACCCACTATGACTTCACGGAACTGAGAGCAGCTGCCGGGACAGGAGCGGTTCTGACATTCGTTCATGGTGAGATGACCGCAGGTGAGGCAATTGCATCAGGCAACTGCAAGATCACTGAGTACAGTGAGACAGCCGGATCAACAAAGAACGCTGCCAGCTGGTCACTCAAAATCAAGGCAGTGAAGGGTAGTGTTGTATTTGGAACATACTAATCCAGGGACACAATGAAATCTGACTACATAGAACTGATGGATGGAAGGAGTGTGAGGATGCTCTTTAACATGAATGCTGTTGAGATCTTTACTGACCTCTCAGGGATGGAGCTTATTGACTTTGCAAATACAAAGGTCAATATCAGTCAGCTTCGCAAGCTCGGATATGGTTGTGCCATTGAGGGCGAGCTGGCTGACGGACGGGAACTAAAGTTGAGCGAAATGGAGTTTGGTCGCCTGGTATCAATACCCGCAATGGTACAGATCAAGGAGATCATTGAGAGGCAAATGGGCGAGGCTGAAAAAAAAAGCGCTCAGGGAACCAGGAGACCCTGGTATCTGAAGAGTCAGACCCGGAAGTAGATATCTCCGCACTTGCGAAGTTCTCCTTCCGGTATATGCGCCGGTTCGCTCTGGGGGTTCTCAGGTTAAAACCTGAAGAGTTCGGGAAGATGATGGTAGGTGACTTCCTGGATGCAGTCCGGGGATTCAATGAAGAGAAAATAGGTCAGTATAAGCTCCAGGCGGAATTGACCAGGACAGCAGTAACACTTTTAGTACATGTTCAGCAAAAGGTCGATGACCGGATAAGTGCTGAAGAGATGTGGGGCTTCCCCTGGGAGGAGGAAAGGGATAATGGCAAACCGGCAGAGATCACGCCGGAAGAGATCGAAGAGCATCTGAAGAAGGCGGAAGACTTTTTTAAGAATAGAACATAATGGGCACAGTCATAACAAACCTCAAGGCACGCTTCGGCGCTGATACTTCTGACCTGAAGAAGGGGATGAAGGACGGCGCTAAGGCTGTTGATGACTTTAAGGATGCAGCAGGGAACTCGGTTGAGAAGCTGGCAGATCTCTTTGGGGTAAATATGGGTGCGGTTAATGGTGCGCTTGCCACTGCCCAGAAGTCTTTGAACTTTGTTGGCTCCGCATTTAAGGCTGGTGCTGACGGAGGTAATAAGTTCGCCCTGGTGATGAAGGTCGTGAAGATGGCACTGATCTCAACTGGCATTGGTGCCTTGGTTGTTGCGATCGGATCACTGGCTGCTTACTTCACTAAGTCAGGAGAGGGCGCAGACAAGCTCGCTGTAGCACTGGCAAAGATCAGATCCGTCATTGATAACGTTCTTGACCGTGCATCTGTGCTTGGCAAGGGGCTACTGCAGATTGTCACCGGTAAGTTCAAGGAAGGCTGGGAGACAATGAGAGGAGCAGTCAAGGGGCTTGGCGATGAGATTAAGCAAGACTGGAAGGCAGCAGGGGATCTCGCCCGGAGAGAGGATGAGCTGTACGATAAGGAGACAGCTCTCATTACTACCCTGGAAGAAAGAAGAAGAAAGGTTGCTGAGCTCAGGCTCCAGGCTAAAGAGGAGAAGGAAGATGCAGCCAAAGCAATGACACTGCTGGGGCAGGCAATGGAGATTGAGAAAAGCATGACTGCTGACCAGGTTGCTATTGAGAAGGAGCGCCTGGCTATCATGAAGGAGAAGCTTGCCATAGCTGCCAAAGATCCTACCGATGAACAGCTGAGAGAGATTGCAGAACAACAGGCACAGGTTGACAGCCTGCTTGCTGAGGGTGCTGATTCATTGAGAGCGATGCAGCGGGAGTACGGCGCTCTGAAGAAGGCAGCAGAAGAAGCAGCTGCTGCTGAGATCAAGGCAGCTCAGGAGGTAGAGAAAGCCTGGCAGGATAGGATCAGCAACGCTAAGCCTGCAACGCTCGAGGTGTTTGACATGAAAAAGATTGATACTTCACTCAAGCGGGTTGAAGGTGCTGTCGTTAGTTCCATGTCAAAGATTGATACTCAGATCAACTCAGTGCTCGAGGAATCATTTGAGACCATGCTCAGTGGGCTTGGTGAGTTTCTCGGAGGACTCGCCGCAGGTGAGGGAGGGATTGCAGCATTCGGCAAAGTGGTCGCCGGCACATTTGCAGACATGGCAATCACAGTCGGGAAAATTGCAATAGCAACCGGGATATCTGTCAAGGGAATCAAGGCTGCACTTGAGACACTAAACCCTGCCGTGGCTATAGCTGCAGGTGTTGCACTAATTGCCCTGGGATCTATGGTAAAGGGAGCACTGTCAAGTGCTGCTTCAGGATCATCTGTCTCATCAGGAGGAGGGCTGGCATCCGGTGGTTCCGCGACCTTCGACCTCAGAAACGTGGCAGTCAAGCAGCAGCCGGTAGTGATCAGGGGTCAGGTGGAGGTGATTCAGCATGGCAGAGATCTGAGAGGGGTACTTAATATTGAAGATAACATACAGAATACAAACACCTGATGGCACACGGTCTGATACATGAGCTGCTGGCAACCTCTGTAAAGGGTAACCTGGATATGGTGAGGATCTTAAAGGATGCCTATACCGGTGCTGTAATTGACCGCAATGTGCCGATCAATCCTTTCCGTATCAGGAAGCTTGAGGGTGAAGTGATCCAGGGTACTGCCCTTGAATTTGTAATGCGGGAAGAAGAAGACTTTGAGTTCATACCGATGTTCTCGCAGCCTCTCAAGCATTACATG